ATAAATGTAAGTACAAGTAATGTTACTTCTGGTACATCAATAAGTAATAGCGGAAATGTTGGCATAGCATCAGGCACAACATATTATTTTACTGCTTATGGCTCAAGTTCGAATAATCAAAATTATTATTACAATACTTTAAGTATGTCTGTTTCTGGATCACCATTGGTAACACAAAACGGCGCAGCAGGTGGAGCAGGTGGCGTAGGCGAAGGTTATAATCAATCAGCAGGAGCAGGCGCAAGTGGTAGCTCTGGATCAAATAACGCAGGGTCAGGAGGTACTGGTGGTACAGGAGGTGCTTTTGGTCAGGCTGGAAATGCTGGTGGCACAGGTGATAACGGATCAGGCACAAGTGTAACTTATCCAGCTACAGCACCAACGAATGGATCTTCTGGCGCAAGTGGAGGTGCTGCTGGATTAGCTGTATCAGGTATGAGCAATGTGGCTGGAGGAAGTTTAGGCGGTTCTGGCACAACAGTTGGAGGCACAGCATAATGCCGTTACAATCATTAAAATTTAATGCAGGAATAAATAGAGAAATAACATCTTACTCTAATGAAGGCGGGTATTATGATGGAGATAAAATAAGATTTCGTTTTGGTTATCCAGAAAAGATAGGTGGTTGGGAAAAATATAGTCCTAACCAATACTTAGGCAGTGCTAGAAGATTGCATAACTGGATAGCCTTAGATAGTTCTAACTATTTAGGAATAGGAACACATCTTAAATATTATATAGAAGAAGGTACAAATTTATCTGATATAACCCCTACAAGAAAAACATCAACTAATAGCATAACATTCTCTGCATCTACATCAGCTAATAATACAAGTGCCGGAACAACAACAGTCACTGTCACAGATACGAGTCACGGTGCAGTTGAAAATGATTTTGTTACAATATCTGGAGCAGTTAGTTTAGGAGGCAATATAACAGCAGCTTTACTTAACACAGAACATCAAATTGTAAATGTTACTGACGCCAATACATATACAATAGTTATTGGAGTTTTAGCCACAGGATCAGATAGCGGCAATGGTGGCTCAGGAGTTGATGGTGTATACCAGATTAACGTAGGATTAGATGCAGTTGTTGGTGGTAAGGGATGGGGAGCAGGAGCTTGGAACGGAACCACTACAGGAGCTGTTCAAACAACTGTTAACGATAGTGGTGGCTCTCTTGGTAGCTCAGATACAACCTTAACTGTTGCGGATTCAAGTCCAAGTGGACATCAGATAGTTGCTACTGATGAGATATTAATTGGAAGTGAAATACTTACTGTAACAAATGTAAGCTCAAATGATTTATCAGTTGATAGAGCGCAAAAAGGCACAGATGCAGCCACACATACTAATGGAACTGTTGTTAAGTTAATTACAGGTAATGCCAGTACAGATAATGATTTTGTAGGATGGGGTCAAGAAGCCGCTATTACAGTTACAACTCAAATTAGACTTTGGTCACATGACAACTTTGGTGAAGATTTAATAATAAACGTAAAAGATGGTCAACTTTTTTATTGGGATAAAACTGGGGGCACTGGAACAAGAGCTGTTGAATTAAGTACAGCATTAAGTTCTCAGAAAAGCGTTCCTACAGTTGCAAAGCAAATATTGGTATCTGACATTGATAGGCACGTTATTGCATTTGGATGTGATGGAATTAATACAGCAAACCCAAGTTCAGCTAGTGGGGATGGTGTTCAGGACCCATTACTCATTAGGTTTAGCAGTCAAGAGAATCCTGTAGATTGGTTTCCAACAACCACTAACACAGCAGGAGATTTAAGATTAGGTGCAGGCTCAACATTTGTTCAAGCTGTTGAGACAAAAAGAGAGATATTGGTTTATACAGATAAATCTTTACATTCAATGCAGTTTATAGGTCCTCCCTTTACATTTGGTATATCGCAGCTTGCATCTAATATTACAATTATGTCATCAGCCTCAGCCATAGCTACAGAAGATGTTGTGTATTGGATGGGTATTGACAATTTTTATGTTCATGCAGGGCAAACTGCACAGTTGCCATGCACAGTAAAAGACAAAGTATTTTTAGATTTTAACCTAGCACAAAGAGATAAAGTTATCGCTGGTATTAATTCTGAGTTTGGAGAAGTTATATGGTTTTATCCATCCGCAGGCTCTTCAGATAATGATAAATATGTCATATATAATTATAACGACAAGATATGGTATTATGGCACGCTAGGCAGGACAGCATGGCTTGATAGAGGCGTTAGAACATTTCCTCTGGCCACAGGAAATCAATTTATATATAATCATGAACTAGGATTTGATGATGATGGCAATGCTATGACAGCGTTTATAGAATCAGCTCCTATGGATATAGGTGATGGAGATAAATTTACTTTTATTAAAAGAGTAATACCAGACCTAACTTTTGATGGTTCTACTGCTTTAAGCTCACCAAACGCTGTATTTACTATTAAAGCAAGAGACTTTCCCGGCGCCACATACGATCAATCAGGCACAGGAACTGCCACAAGAACAGCATCATCACCTGTAGAGCAGTTTACAAATAAGCTAGATTATAGGATTAGAGGGCGTTCTTTTGCAATAAAACTGGAATCTAATGCTTTAGGATGTAAATTTAAGATGGGAACGCCTAGAGTTGACATGAGAGAAGATGGAAGAAGATAATGGCACAAGTAAACACACCTGCACCAAGATTACCAGAACCACCAGAAACAATTGATAGAAGATACATGGAAGACTTAATTAGAACTTTACAACTATTTATAACTCAAGAGAGGAATCCCGGGGAAATGAGAGGCACTAGGCTTACTTTAACAGATTTGCCTACATCAGCCACAGGACTAGAAACAGGCGCTCTATATAACGATAGCGGGACAGTAAAGGTGGTTACATGAAACCAGCTTTTGTTTTGTTATGTTATTTAGCGGGCAATCCAGCGGGACAATTGCATATGTCTAACGTAAACAATTGTACGTATTTCAAGGATAGATTAGCTAATCAAACTGTTAAAATTGGTGAGCAGACACAAAAATATGATTGTTATTGCAAGTTAGTTAAGGTAAATAAACAAATGAGGTTGTGGTAATGATACAAGCACTTATTGGGCCAGCTACAAAGCTGTTAGGAAAATTCATAGAAGACAAAGATACTAAGAATAAGATCGCCTTTGAGTTAAGCACTATGGCAGAGAAACATGCCCAAAAACTTGCCCTTGCTCAGATAGAGTTAAATAAAGCTGAAGCTCAGTCTGGCTCTTTATTTAAGGGCGGCTGGAGGCCAGCAGTTGGCTGGACATGCGCGATTGCTTTTCTATATCACTTTATTTTAAAAGATTTAATAATATTTGGCTGTGCAATGGCTGGTGTGACGATACCAGAACTGCCGAGTTTTGATATGGGTACACTTCTCACCGTTCTCGGCGGCATGCTCGGAATCGGAGGACTTAGGACATATGAAAAGCAAAAGGGTTTAACAAAATAACACAGGATTTATTTAGGCATTTAAGGATACATGTTATGAGTTTATATAGAAACATACAAGCTAAGAGAAAAAGAATAAAGGCAGGTAGCGGAGAAAAGATGCGTAAAAAGGGATCGAAAGGCGCACCTACTGCAAAGAACTTTGCAAGAGCAAAAATGACAGTAAAGAAGAAAAGATAATGTTTTGGGTTTATGTAGCAGAATATATAGCAAGGAGGCAAAAATATGAATATAGATGTTTTGAGGGAAGAGATTGCCGCAGACGAGGGATGCGTCATGAAAATATACAAAGATCATCTTGGATACTTAACCTTTGGGATAGGGCATTTGGTAAAAAAGACAGACATAGAACACGGATTTGCTGTAGATACACCTGTTTCTAGAAGAAGAGTAAATACTGTTTTTGCAGAAGATATTAACTTATGTATGTCTGATTGCAGAAGATGGATTGACAAGTTTGATACATTGCCAGAAGAGGTACAACATATTTTATGCAACATGATGTTTAATATGGGGTATACAAGAATGAGTAAATTTCGTAAACTAAAGGCAAATATAGAGAAAAAGAACTGGTCTGGCGCAAGCGAAGAGATGAAATCAAGCAGATGGTACAATCAAGTAACCAACAGAGCAGAGAGATTAGTTCAAAGAATGAAAGCAGTAGGAGCATAAAATGTTACCAGCAATCTTAGGAATGGCGGCACAGGCATTAATACCCACAACAGTTATGCCTGCATTTGTAGCTAGTGCTATAGGAAGTGGAATAGGCTCGTTATTGCAAGGTGGCTCTACAGAGGATGCTCTACAAGCTGGTCTTTTGGGAGGCTTAGGGGGCGCTATAGGGGGAGGTCTTGGAAAAACAGCAACAGGAACATCTACAGCATTAGGCGGAGATCCTTCTTTTATTGCTCCAGATATCGCTACAGCAAACTTAGCTTCTACAGGACCTGCCGCAGATTTAGCCGCCGCAGGTCAATCTATGGGTGTAGGTACACCAAGTTTAACATCAAGCATGGCTAGTGGATTTGATTTAAGTAGAATGGCTTCACCATCAGCTATAGGGGCTGGCTTAGGTGCGTCTCTTGCGCCTCCTCCACCAATGAAAAAAGAAGAAGATGATGATTTTGTTGCCCCTAGAGGGGCGCCTATAAGTGGTGCTATTAACACACCCATGAGTAATTATAGACCCGGAAAAGATGCAGAGTTTGATTATGGATTTCTTCCAAACTTTCAAGAAGGTGGATTAGTTAATTTAGGTGACTCTATGATGCCTGAAGGTGAAATGAATGACAAAGAATTAATTAATGCGGCAGTGGATGCCATCAAGGGTGACACTGAAAATGCAGAAATAATATTAGGGCAATTCTTAGCAAAGTTTGGAGAAGATGCATTAAGAGATTTAGTAGACAAGGTGCAGTCTGGTGTATTTGATGAAAATACAGGAGAAGCAGATGGCATGGTAAAAGGAATGGGTGATGGCATGGATGATATGATACCAGCATCTATGAAAGATTCTGACCAAGATGTATTGTTAAGTGATGGTGAGTTTGTGGTTCCGGCAGATGTTGTTAGTGGCTTAGGTAATGGCTCTTCCGATGCTGGGGCAGATAAGCTTGAAGATATGATGGATAGAGTTAGAGAGTTACGAACTGGTGGAAAGGCTCAACCGCCAGATATACCAGATGAAATGATGTTGCCTGCATGATTTGCACAGCCGTGCCAAAGGATGCATTAGACATTGTCTGGGCAGATGCTAGTGGATTATTGAATAAAGCAATACAAACTAGTAAGGGTAAGTATCATATAGATGATATCTACCATGATTTAACTAAGGGCTTGTATAGTCTTTGGTTAGTAATAGACGATAAAGGTGATGATAAGGTGATAGCCGCAATAACAACTAGAATAATAGAATATCCAAGTAAGAAAGCTATGGCATTAGATTGGGTAGGCGGCAAAAGAATGAATGACTGGTTGCCTTTGGTGTTAGAAAAAATCAATAGTTTTGCCAAAGACTGTGGATGTGAGCATCTTGAGGGATATGGAAGAAAGGCATGGTCTAAAGTGCTAAAGAAATACAAATGGGAGCCAGAATACATTGCTTATAGAATGGAGTTAAATGATGGGTAAGGGAAGATCAAGAGCACCACAACCAACTGAACAAACCGTAGTACAAAGTAACCTTCCTAAATACTTTGAACCATATGCTGTAGATATGATTAAAAGGGCTGAGTCTGAGTCCAAAAGAGAATATACACCATATGAAGGACAGAGACTTGCAGACGAATCAACTGATTTGTTGACATCAAGAGATAGAGTAAGAAATATAGCAGACTCTGGTATAGCTGGCCTAGATACAGCTCAGTCAGGCGTTAAGGCTGGTATGGGCCGAGCCTTGCAGGGACTAGGTTTTCAAGCAGGGCAGTTTGATAGCGCAGCAGCACAGCAATACATGTCTCCTTATATGCAAAATGTAGTGGATGTTCAAAAAGCACAAGCATTGCTAGACTTTGATAGAGGTCAAGCTGGTAGAGATGCCCAAGCTATACAAGCAGGGGCGTTTGGTGGTAGTAGACAGGCTATAGCTCAAGGCCTTGCAAATGAGGATTTACAAAGAAGATTAGGTGAAATACAAGCAACAGGACAACAAAGAGCATTTGAGCAGGCTCAACAACAGTTTGAAAGAGACAGAGCTGCTAGAGAATCCGCAGAACGTCTTGGTATTACTGCTGGTGAAAGCTTAACATCACAAGCAGGTCAACTTGCCCAACTTGGTGACTTGGCTAGAAAAGGTGATGTACAGGCAGCAGAATTGTTAGAGAAGATAGGTAAAGATCAGCAGGCAAGAGATCAAGCAAGATTAGATTTAGCGTACGAAGATTTTGTAAGACAAAGAGACTTCCCAAGAGAGAGTTTAACTTTCTTGTCATCTATACTTAGAGGTGTGCCAGTTCAGCCGTCTACTGAGACTGTAAAGTTCCAACAATATAATCCAATACAAGAAGCTCTTGGAACTGGTATAGCAGGTCTTGGTTTATATAGAGGATTAACAGGATAATGAATATACTACAGATACAAGATGATTTAAAAAACTTTTCTGAGCAACAACTTATAAATGAAATGCAAAGACCATCTGGTAATGCACCTCAATATCTTGTGTTATCTGAAATAAATAGAAGAAAAAGAGTTAAGTCTGACTTTGAAGCTAATAAAGCAGCAGATACAAACACTGTTGCGGAAGAAGCTGTAGCTAGTGCAGGGGTTCCTGCGGAAGGCATGCGGGGCATGGCGGAAGCAATGGCTCCTAGAAGTGAAAGTTCACTTGTAGCACAGCCTCAAGGAATGAGGACTGGTGGCTTAATGAATTTTGGCCGTGAGATCAATAGAGAGATATCTGAAGATGTTAGTCCATTCTTAGATGAAGTTGCAAATATGGCAGAAAATAGATTTAATATAAAGCTGGATTCTATGGAGAATCAGTTTGCTCAAATGAGACCTATGATAGACGAGGCTCCTGATGTTATGCCTAGACCTGCTGTGATGGATAGAATGGTAAGAGATCCAATTACTCCTTTTGCAAGGCTTGGTGGTATTAGTCGTTTATCTGGACTAGGGGGCAAAGGAAGGTCATCTGCCATACCTTTTAATGAGGGCGGTGTTATAAATGCATTTAGTGGTAAGTATTTTGATTCAACAGGAAGGCCCACAAATGAGCTGTTAAATGCTATGATTCTTCAAGAGAGTGGTGGAGATCCAAGAGCTATAGGAGGAATAGGTGAAAGAGGTTTAGGTCAAATAAGACCAACTACAGCTATTATGCCGGGCTATGGAGTTCAGTCTTTATTTCCAGAGTTAGCTAATCAAATAGGAAGAGGAAAAAAGTACGCCACAGCTCAAGATGCTTATTTAGATAATAAAGAAATGGTAGATTCAAAATTAGAAGAAGGTGACACATCAAGAAAGTTTATGTCAGATTTACTTACTGGGTTTAGGAAAAATACAGACACAGATGCTGGCGCTATATCTGCATACAATGTTGGCATGGGTGGATTAAAAAATCTTTCTAATCCAGCAGATTTTAAATACTTTACTGAAGTTACAGAAAAAATGAAGACAAAGCAGTATGATGGAAGGCCTGTGAAAAGTGGACCATTTTCTGCTGAAGCAGGCACCTTAGATGGTAGCAATAAAGAATTAAATGCCGCTCAAAAGAGGGCCGCAAAAAGAGGCGGTGGTGCAGGCGGTCCAGACAGTTTTTCAGATTTATTTACAAGCAAAGTTAGTGGTGCTACTGGACAAATGAAAAGAGGAGAAGCTTTTGGAATAAATCCTATTGTAGAAGAAGATCAAAGTTTAAAAGGTAAATCACGAGCAGAAAAAAGAGCAATACAAAAACAAAGAGAAGATCAGCTTAGAAACTATGATTTTAAAAATGAGGGAGCTATTGATATATATAGCGAGGGTGAATTAGATATACCCACTAATGAAGAAGCTAAAAAGTTTTTTGATGATCGGGGTGTTGTGCAAAAAACAACTGAAAAACCAGCTCCAACAAAACCTGATGACACAGGTAAAGCACTTACTCTTGATGAGCAATTGGCATCAATGCAAGAAGATTTAAAGAAAAGCAGAAATCAAGATAAATGGCTTGCTATTGCGCAAGCAGGATTATCTATTATGGCATCTGATAAACCTACATTAGGTGGAGCAATAGGTGAGGGCGCTAGTGTTGGTTTACAGGCCTACAGAGACGCACAAGAACGTTACAATGAAGGTGTAGTAGATATATTAAATGCTAGAGCCAAGTTAGCTAAAAACAAAAGCTCATTCTCTAGAAAAGATGCTTTATCTGCAATAAACTCTTATAATACACAAATAACAAAACTACGCACAGATAGAGAGGCTTATCTTGGTCAACCTGAAAAAATTAAAGAACTTGATGAAGATATAGCTAATTTAGAATTTCAAAAAAATCAATTACTGCCTTTTGCTGGTATAATTGCTAGAAAACCAATATCTAAGTCAACATATATGGGTTCATAATGGGTTTATACAGAGCCATAAGCCAAATAGATGGTCAAGAATATCCATTTGAAATAGACGGAGACACCCCAACACAAGAAGAAGCTCTTGCTATATCTAATTATATGGCAAATATTGGAAAAGAAGAAGTTCCAGAAAATATTCCGGGTGATGATGGAAATCTATTTAGCAAAGGTATAGCTAGAGGAATAGATAATATACAAATGTTATATGGCTCTGCTGTAGAAGGTGTTGGAGAAGTTACTGGATTAGAAGGGCTCAAAGACTATGGTGCTGAAGTTGTTGAAAACAATAGAAAAGAGCTTGAGTCAGATGCAGAATACGCAAAAAGACTAGATGATATAAAAGACACAGGTAGTTTCTTTGACTGGGCCGCATCAACATTAGGAGAGCAAGTTCCTCAACTTGGAAGCACATTAGCTGGTGCTGGTGCAGGATTTCTTGTTGGAGGTATTCCCGGCTCTATAGTAGGTGGTATTGGTGTTAATTTACCATTTTTTTACGGTGGTAACAGAGAGGCTCAAAAAGAAGAAGTTAGGGCTGGTAATAGATTTGAGATATCTGAAGGAGCTGCTTTTATCACTGCTTTACCACAGGCGGCCTTAGATTTTATAGCAGATAGATTTTTAGTAAGTGGATTTACAGGTAAGGCTTTATCTGGTGGCGGAATATTTACAAGAGGCGTAAAGGGAGTTGGCAAAGGTGTTGTCACCGAGGTCCCTACAGAAATAGGTCAACAAGTTTTAGAAAGATATCAGGCTGGTAAATCTATTACAAGTGAAGAAGCAATAAACGAATATAAAGAAGTTGCTGCTGCTGCTGGTCTTATTGGTGGTACGGTTTCTAGCACAGGTAATATTATTGGTGGAGATAAAAACAAAGAAGACAAAAATTCCAAAACTACACAATTAGATCAAGATGAAAGAACTCTTATTCAATCTGCGACTGTAATGAATCAGAATGCACAAAACTTTCTAAACAGAGGACTTCCTTCACCAACGACTGAAGGCAAAGTTATTGAGGATTCAAGCGATCCAGAAGCTAAATTTTTAACGTTATCTATGTTGCCAGATCATATAAGACAAGAAGTCATGGATAATAGACCAGATGTAGTTGTCACTGATGAGACACTAACTCAAGATGATTTAGATGTTGCTTTAAACAGAGCAAAAGATTTAGAAGCAGATTCTACTGATGTAAATTATAATAAGGTTAAAGACATAACAAAACTTGAAGGTTCGTTTAATCAAGGCTCTGCAAGAAAAGCATTAAAAACAAAAAAAGTAAAAACAATACCACAATCTGAAATAAACAGAATTAGAGATAAATTAGTACAAAATGGAGTTATAGCAAAGAAAAAGGGCAAGTTTGTACCAACAACAACTACAGCTCAAGATATAGCTATAAAAGCAGAGCAGTTAAAAGCTAGAGCAAAAACTATAATGAAAGAAATGGATGCTCTGCACAAGCAAAGAAAGAAAAGATTAGAAGCAAAAGAAGATGTGTCTGATTTAGAAAATCAAATTAGAGATTTAACAGTAAATTATGATGGTGTCTCTAAACAAGCGCGCACACTTTCAGGAGAGGCAAAAAAGAAACTTGGTACAGAAGCAGTCAAAGCAAGTCAAATAGTGCCTCCTATAATAGCTAAAACGGCCTTTAATAATGCAAATATAAAGACAGATGAGTACAAATCCAAAGAGTTTAAGGTTCAAAAAGCTTTACGAGATAAATTAACAGCTATTGGATTAGGTGATATTGCCTTAGATTTTCGCAATATAATTACAAAACCGGGACTCACTCCAGCGCAACAAGTTGCAACAGGAGAAGTTAATGAAGGTGTTTATAGTAATAAAACAATAGCTTTGGCTATGGAGATATATGATCCAAGCTTGTCAGAGGCAGAATTACAGCAAAGACTTGGCGCTGTTATGAATCATGAAATAATTCACGCTTTAAAGAATATAGGGGTTTTTACTGACAAAGAGTGGAAAACTTTAACAGATGCGGCAAAAGAAACCAACTATGTCATGATTATAGATGGTAAACCTGTTAAAAGAAAATACACATACTTAGATAGAGCAAGCAAAATTAACGCTAAATTATCTGATGAGAAAAAATTAGAAGAAGCTGTTGCTGAAATGTATCGTGATTTTGCTGATGGCAAACTTGAGCTTAAGCCTAAAACTAAAACAATATTTCAAAAAATTCTTAGTTTTATTAAAAGCTTGTTCACCGCACATAAAGAAACAGGATTTAATAGCGCTGGAGATATATTTAAAGATATAGGTACAACAGATACAGAAAGACAAATAGGAAGAAGAGAAAGACAACAGAATATAACAAGCGAAAAAAAATATAGTACTGCTGGTATTGTTGCTGGTTATATAGAGCCAGAAAAAGGTAATATCGAAAGAATAAAGCAATCTTTTAAAGATGTGACAAAAAGAGTTGATGCATTAACAGATGCCGCAGAAAGATTATATCAAGGAGAAATAGATTACGAGACATATGACGATTTAGTTAATGATGTTAAGCCAATAGTTCCTTATAAAACAGTTCCTGCTCCAGCAACAAAGAAACAAATGGAAAATGCCTTAACAGAAAATCAAAGAAAAATTATTGGAAACTTAAATGAATTAGAAGAAGGAACTCCAGTAAAATTAAGACTAGATATACCTGCTTATACAAGAAAAAATACATGGGTTCCAACTATTCATAATATGTCAGGAAAACCTATAGCTCATGAGTCTACAGCTATAGTAACAAATGCAGATTTTTCTATGACAGATGCAGAGCAAACATTAGGCTTAAATATAGCTAGAGAACAACGCTTTGGAAGAGTTTTTAGAGAAACGGGAGACCCTGATGCAAAAGGTGTTCAAAAGAGAACTAAAACGCCATTTGCAACAATTACTGGCAATTTAGTTAAAACTACCCCAGATCAATCTTTTGCAGAAGCACAGGCTGCTTTAAATGATCCTTCTTTTGTGCAAGTGGGATTTGATCCAGAAAGACATTCTTATTTTTATGACAGAACAACAACACAACCAGTGATATCTGCTGAGAGAGTTATACAAGTGGGCCCGCTTGTTATGGCAAAAAATCCAACATTTGCCCCTAAAGAAGAATTTTTGTATTCATCAATAAGAGGTATAGCTCCAAAGGATTTAACTGCATTAGATAGATTTATATCTAAGGGTCCAGATAAAGGCCAGTTTGAACAAACTGCTAAGATAGGCAGTGTTAAAATGGTAGAGGCTATAAAAAAATTTCAGGGTGAAAGAGGTGGTATAACTTTAGATATAACTAATCCAGAAGACAGGGCTCTCGTAATAGAGGCCATGAGGATGGAGTTAGATGCCTATGTTGAAGCAGATGACTCTGCGATAGGATGGTATAAAGAAACTTTTCAACAGGCAAAAAAGCTTTACGCATTAGAATATCCAGAGTTATTAACAGATAAAGATGCTG